AATCTACACGGCTGTTCTAGTCGTGTCAAACACCCCACCACGCAGCCCCTCGACATGGGTTAAATCTGTCGGCGAAGGGCCGTTCGTTTGGAACGGGCTGGGCATCGCTTACCAAAGTCCAGCGGGTCTAAACAACCGTGGCTATACGGGCATTTAGGCATGACCTCGCTACCTTCCGATTTAAGGGGGGTAGGGGGGTCATTCCCGGGCTTCCGAGCATGGGTCTTACGAAACAATCCTACAGAGTTAAATCTTAAATCCTAGAAGCCTAAACTAAACTTGTTGCGTTTACCTCCGTTAACGAGTACCGTGCACCCTCCACAAACAGGAGACTGCGATGAACGAACTAGACCAAGCCGCATGGGAACGATGGGTTGCCTATAGGGTCGCCATCCGCAAGCCCATCAAACCCGCATCTGAACACGCGATGAAACTGAAGTTGTCGCGGTATGGCGCTGATCAAGATGCTGTGGTTAACCAAAGCATCAGCAATCAATGGCAGGGTTTGTTTGAACTTAAGGACAAGAAGAAGCCCGACCGCCCCCAAAAGTCACCGGAGCAGAAGGCGCAGGACGATGCGATGTTCATTGCCGCGCAAGATCGTGCTGCGAGGGGTTGGGACAAGCAGGAACCGACCCCGATAAACCGATTGAAACTCTGCGATGCGCTTTGGGCGAGGTATACCGTCGAGGAAGGCGCAGATACAGCCGAGCGCATGGAGTGGCTGCGCGGTGTCGTTGCGATGCACCTGCGCGATGCGCCTGCCGGGGAGGTATTGGGTAACCCGCACCTCAAGACGATGGTGTTTTGCCTCTTTGGCCCCCGTGGTATTTCACGGCTCAAAGAGCGGCAGGAGGTGCCGCGATGAAGGAGGACAAGACATGACACGCGAGGACATCATCAGGATGGCGCGGGAGGCGGAGGATTACGTTGATACCATCTACTCTAAAGGCGAGTATCACCCCGGATGGTTGGAAGTCTTTAATGTTCGCTTCGCCGCCCTCGTCGCAGAGGCCGAGCGGGAGGCGTGTGCGAAGATTGCCGACAGCCAGATAGAAAACACCGCCATCTTGCTGGTCAACCCCGGCAAATCTGCCGCAGCATGGGACATCGCTAACGCCATCCGTGCGAGGGGGAGCAAATGACCCGCACCTGCAAACAATGCGGGGAAAGGTTTAGCGGCGCTTCGGCTATCCTTCAACATCGCAGCGGTGCTTGCGGTAACGAGGAACTGCTGCGGTCACGCGGCTGGGTTAAGACCCGCGCAGGTTGGGTGTCTCCACAACGCGCAGCACACGATGCAAAAAACCGTGGAGTTTGAATTTATGAAGAACCAAAATGAGCCGCACATAAAACGAGATTTGTTGTGATCCCTTTTGCAGCAATGTTCCACAAAGACTATCAGGACTTCAGCCTTGAAAAACGGCTTGAAGTGCAAAAAGCATTACAACAATTGATGTCGCTTCTTGGCGCAAACAAAGGAAACGATTGCACCTTGCACGACGATCTGTTTGTGTGGTTTAGAAACTTGTTTTTTACGACTGACCCGCGTTTCGACACCGCGTGCGGTAGCCTCAATTTTGCCTTACGCGCCCGCCTATGGCGGCTTTACACGTTGTGCTGGGCGTGTGAGCAGGCATTGGGCAAAGGCGACATAGTAGACATCGGTACTTACGACGGTCGGGCGTTGGAAGTTGTGCTGCGTTATCAAACGTCACTCCCTGCCGTCCACGCCTACGACTTGTTTGACAACGTGCCCGAGGAAGCCCGCAAGGCTGACCACGGCCCTAACCTTTTTGAACAGGTGCGCCAGCGCCTCGCGCCCTTTAACGCCACGGTTTATAAGGGCGACATCTGCGCTGTCACCGCCCTGCCCGAACGGATCGGGTTCTGCCAAATTGACCTTAACAACGCCGAGGCCGAGGGTTACATTTTCCCGTTAATCTACGAACGACTGCAGCCGGGGTCGATCGTCGTGTTTGACGACTACGGGTTCCGCCGATACCGTGAGTCAGCCCTAACGCACCAGCGATTTCTTGAGAGCAAAGAGCAGGTGTTAGAACTGCCGACCGGGCAGGGGCTATTGGTCAAACAATGAGGTACGCGGCCCGCCGCGACGGCAACGACGCCATCATCACCGAGGCGCTACGCAAGGCCGGGTTTACGGTAATGGATTACGGTACCGCTGGGCAGGGCATCCCCGACAAACTAATTAGTCGTTTACTGCCTGACGGCTTGCAGTGGATATGTTGGGTGGAGGTCAAGATGCCCAAGGGACGCCTTAAAACCGCGCAGGAAGCGTTTAGAGACGTTTTCGAGCCTAGGGGTGAGCATTACGTCGCCCGTGACGCAGAAACCGCTATACGCGAACTCTACGCCCGGTACACGGCGGCTATTAAACCGGAGCAACTCCGTTAAGCAACGCTTTGCGCTGGCCTTTGTAATGGGTGATTGAGGGCCGGGGGTAGACGTTGGCGGCTTCTGGCAAGCAGGCAAACTCAAACTCGGGCAGATATTTCACCCAAGACGCAGGCAACAAATTAACGTAATTCCGCAAAACTTCTTGATCGCCGTACCAGCGCTTGAACTTGTCTGGCAAAGCGGCATAAGTCTCGGCCATTGTTTCCCATGCACCGCTACTAGCCGTAATCGTGCAACACCCAAGGATCGGGTACACTTCGTCCAGCGTCTTTCCTGCATATTCGCTGTAATCTTGCCCGCGCTGGCGGATGTTGAACATTGCTTCACGGTTGAACGAGCGACGGCAAACGGCGATGTGGTAGTCGTCAAGGAGCAATTCGACGTTAATTGGTTTGTTTACGATCATATCGGTGTCGAGGTACATCGCAGGTTCCGTTAGCCCCAGCCCGGCAAACGCTTGGGTGCGCCAAAGCATTAAGAACTCTGGGTCGCCGTTAGTCGGGGCCGTCCACGTTACCCCCGGCACCGTGCGGGTGTCGTGATCGGTAACCTGTATTACTTCAACGGAAGGGTTATGTCGGCGGAGTGATTCCACCATCCTCGCGGGCATGGCGAGGTCTGGGCCAACGTGGAAAAACACAAAAGTTGACATAGTTGCAACGATACACCTGTGTGATAATCTCGCCAAGCGGAGGTACTATGTCGCACAAAGACGCAGCAGAGTTTGTCGGTGTATTACTGCACAGCAGTACGGCAGCCCACTTCCTTCATTTGCAGACGGCCTCATACGCTGCCCACAAGGCACTTGGCCACTATTACGAGAACATCGTGGACTTGGCCGACAAGTATGCGGAAGCCTACCAAGGGCACTACGGCATTATCCCTCTCGCCGACTACCCCGAGGGGTTCAAGGTACAAAAGGACGCGGCCAAGTACGCCGATAGCCTGCTGACCTTTGTGAAAGGCACCCGCAAAGAACTGCCTAAAGACACCGACCTGCAGAACATCATTGACGAGATCGTGGGCGAGATTGCCGCGTTGCTCTACAAGTTGGAGCGATTTAAATAGTGCCTCGCCCTGCGCCATCACGGGTTGCCGCCGCGCTCGACTATCTCCAGCGGATGCGTGACCGTGCAACGCAATTTATAAACACGCCGGGAACCGCACGCCCTGACGAATACCAAGAGCGATTCGGAATGGCTGGCGATGCCGTGCCTTCTATCGCTCAAACAGGTCAAGCAGCGGCAGCGTTTGGGCGTGGCACTACCCGTTTACCATTTCGGATGCTTGGCACCCCGGTAGACCTTTCTGCGCTCGGCATGGCGGCTGCTGGCTATCCAACAGATACACCCGTCGGCGGTTCAGATTGGATGATTGACCAAGCCGCCCGAGCAGGACTTGCTTACCCGCGTACAGACAATGCGATGGAAGCGATTGGCGATGTTGCAGCCAGTTTTGTTAACCCAGTTGGCCCAGCAACACGCATCGGAACCACCATTGAAAGAGGCGCTGAATATGCAAAGTCAATCCCCGGATTTGAGTCACTTGGACGACCCGGAGGAAATCGCAGCGTGGCAGAAGCACAGAGAGCGGCTTCGCGTGCAGCAGGTGGCACGCCTGCCCTCATCGGCACCCCAACAGAACCCCTCTCCGTTGCCGGTCGCACCTATGTTTCCGGGCCTACCAAAAAAGCCGTAAAGGCTGCGGAAAATTACGCATCACGCCGGGGAACTTCTTACGCTCCCCCAAAAACTTTTAGAAAGGTAATTCCCGAACGAGCAACTAAAATTGCCGCCGCTTACGATGCGATGCCACACGCCCCGAACGATCCAAAGGTTAAAGCAGCATACGATGCGATGATTGACGAGACGCTTGACCAATGGAACGAGATTAAAAAATCTGGTCTAAAGGTCGAGTTTATTCGCCCCGATATGCAAGACCCGTATGCGAAAAGCCCTCGCGCCGCAATTATGGATGTGCGCGACAACAATCACCTGTGGGTGTTCCCTACGGAAAGCGGATTTGGAGGCAGCGAAAGCGCCCATGTAGATATTAGCGGCAACCCGCTGCTTCGCAAGACAGGCGAGGTTATCGACGGCGTGCCGGTTACCGCAAACGATATATTCCGCATCGTCCACGACTACTTCGGGCATATCAAATACGGGCATGGGTTCCGCGCAGACGGAGAGGAAAACGCTTGGAGGGCGCATTCGGCTATGTACAGCCCGTTGGCCCGTAAGGCGATGACCTCGGAAACACGCGGTCAGAACAGTTGGGTTAACTACGGCCCGTATGGCAAACAGAACAGAACCGCCAGCGGCGCTGATACGCAATACGCTCCACAGAAAACGGGGTTATTGCCTGACTGGGTAATCGAAGAAGGATTGGCTGACGAATTCTACCCAGAAACACCGCTACGGTTGCCGCCCACCAAAATTGCAGCAGGGTTAACTGCATACGGTGAAGCAAAGAAAGAGCGCAAATAAGTTAACCCAAGGCAACAGCGGCAAAGATAGTTTCGTTAGATAAACAATCAAGATATATTAACCCCGGTATGCCAGCAGGAAGACCCAAAGGAAGCCCGAACAAGTCAACCGCCGCCGCACGGGAGGCGATAGCCGCTTTTGTGGACAACAACGCAGACCGCCTCCAAGGGTGGCTAGACGAGATTGCAGCAGAGAAGGGAGCGCAGGCTGCGTTCGACGCTTTCAGCACTCTGCTGGAATACCACGTTCCCAAACTCGCCCGCCAAGAGATCACAGGCAAGGACAACGGCCCGGTCAAGGTACAGATCGGATGGATGGCACCCGAATAATCCTGCCCTACCGCCCACGCAAGGCGTTCATGCCGTTTCATGAGCGCACGAAACGCTGGGCTTGCCTCGTAGCGCACAGACGCGCAGGTAAGACCGTCGCCGCTGTCAATGACATGATTCGCGCTGCTGCGATGTACCAAGGGCCTTACGGGCTGTTCGCATACGTCGCCCCGTACAGGTCGCAGGCCAAGGCCGTTGCTTGGCAATATTTTAAGGACGGCGCACAGCCAATTATCCAATCGGTAAACGAGCAAGAATTAACTATTACGCTAATTAACGGCGCACAAATACGCTTGTTCGGGGCTGACAACGCCGATGCCATGCGCGGAATGGGCTACTCGGGGGTATACGCTGATGAATATGGAGACTGGAAACCGAGTGTTTGGGGCAACGTAATTCGCCCCGCTTTGAGTGATAAAAACGGATGGTGCGTTTTCGGGGGTACTCCGAAGGGGCGCAACCAGTTTTATGACATTTATGAACTTGCCCAACGCTTACCCGATGAATGGTTCCTGTTGCGCTTGCCTGCCTCCAGCAGCGGGTTATTACCGGCGACTGAACTAGCAGCCGCCAAAGCGCAGTTGGCCGAGGATCAGTATCTACAGGAGTACGAGTGCAGTTTTGAGGCTGCGGTTCTCGGCGCTTTTTACGGCAAAGAGATGCGCGAGGCGCAGGATCAGGGCCGTATCTGCCAAGTCCCGCACGACCCCGGGCTGCCTGTGTATAGCAGTTGGGATTTGGGATATAGAGACGACACGGCGGTGTGGTTTTACCAACTTGGGCGCGGGGAAATCCGCGTCATTGACTTCTACGCTGTAAGCGGCGAGGACATCCATGACATTGCCGCCGTGGTTACGGGCAAACCGTATAAATACGCCCGTCATTACCTACCGCACGACGCTCGGGCAAAATCGTTACAAACCGGCAAAAGCATTGTGGAGCAATTGGCCGCCTATCTGGACATTGCCAAACTGGCCGTGGTACCCGACATTGGCGTGCAATCAGGCATCCAAGCCGTCCGTATGACGTTACCCCGCGTGTGGTTTGACTCCGAGAAATGCCGAGAGGGCATAGAGGCGCTGCGGCAGTATCAGCGCGAGTACGACGAGGATAAAAAGGCATACCGCCAATCGCCGCGCCACGATTGGACTAGCCACCCTAGTGACGCTTTCCGTATGTTGTGTGTATCATGGCAGGAAGTTGCAGAAAAGACCCCGGCGGCAGAGGTTAAACCGCTTATCGTCGGGCCGGGTAACACAGTTACGCTCAACGATATGTGGGCAGTGCATGACCGCACGTCGAGCAGGAGGGCAAGGATATGACCGCGATTAGTCCAGTACGCAACAATTACGTTGCGGTAGCCGCGACTTCTACGACGACGTTTGGTGCTGCGGGCGCGTACATTCACAGCGTCGTGGTTAACGTTGCCAGCAACACCGAGGCCACGGTTGTCGTCAGCGACAACGGCACGGAATTGGTACGTATCCCCGCCACGCAAGCCGCTGGCGCGTATGTGATCCCGCTGGAAGTGGCAAGTAAGGGCGCAATTACCGCGACCTGCTCGGGTAACTCCAACTGCCGCGTCGTCGGCCTGTTTAGCACTTACACATGAACAAGCCGGGCCTTTACGCCAACATCCTTGCAAAGCAAGAGCGCATTAAGGCTGGCTCTAATGAGCGCATGAAGCGTCCCGGTGAGGAGGGGCGACCGTCGGCAGCAGACTTCAAGCAAGCCGCCAAGACCGCTAAACCCGAGAGTAAAGGTAAGAAATGAGCGCAGCGTGGCAGCGTAAAGCAGGCAAAAACCCGAAAGGTGGTTTAAATGCCGCTGGCCGCGCCTCTTACAAAGCCGAGACGGGTGGCACATTGAAGCCCCCGGTAAAGGCTGGCGACAACCCACGCCGCGCCTCTTTCTTGGCCCGTATGGGCAATATGCCGGGGCCAATGGAGAAGGACGGTAAGCCCACGCGCCTCGCCCTCGCCCTCAAGGCATGGGGCGCTGGCAGCAAGGCAGAGGCCAAGAGCAAGGCCGCCGCCATCAGCAAGCGCAACAAGGGGAAAGACTGATGGACGCAATGGTGCAACCGAAACTTGATCGTTACCTGCGCATCATTGGGCAGTACGACAACGAGTTTGCAAAGTGGGCGGCGCGTACTAAAAAGATTATTAAGCGGTACCGCGACGATACCCGTGGGCAGTCGCTTACTGAATCAGCCAAATT